TGTAATTTATTTTTCTTGCCTGCTTTACCTGGTGCTATCCAAGGATGGAATACCGTAGAACCTATTCCAACTAATTGTAGCAATTGGTATTGCAACTGCGGGTGTTTTCTTATTGTGTTAAAATGCACATTAACTGCTTCGTTAGTCCATTCTAAATAATGTTCAGCATTCTTGCCGCTTGCATTACTTGTATAACGCATCAATAACCATAAGCCAAGTTTCTTTTTCTCATCATCTGTGAGGCTGTCATACCACGCTCTATCTTTAGCGTCAATAGATCTCATTTCTTCTTTAATGTTTAGCTTACTCATGTTGTTACTATACTACCAAAGTTGTTCAATGTCAAGAACTTCAGGTAATTTATTTGCATCTTTGACAAATAATACACAAGGCGAATTTGGTTTGTCGCTAATTGGAACACATAATAAGTGTCCATATTTTAGTTTAGGTGCATACCATTTAACATCACTGTATATGTTTACAATTGATACATCTATGTATTGGGCACTAAATCCTGTAATTGGATTAAATGCAAATGCTGTAAATCCTCTATCGTTTAGACTCATAAGACTCATTACTTCTGGATCGCCTACTTCTGAATCACATATAACCATATGCCAATCAAGTGGCATACTGATTGTAGTGTTTCCAATTTGTAAAATTGCCGCAGGTGCATAGAAGCTTTCTAAAAACACCAAGGGAATAAAATAATAATCTACATTTAATGGATTTGTATAATCTAAAATACCATATCTTAAATCATCAATAGTTTCTGGTATTTCGTCTAGATCATACGTCTCGTTTTCTACGGTTAATATTTTCATTTATTTCTCTCTTAACGCCAATCAGTCTTTTCAATAGTAAAAGGATAATTGGCTTCTTTATAAAATTTCTTACGTTCAGTAAGATGCTTTTTGCTAAACTTGGCTGTGCTAGTCACATCCCAAATTTGCACAAAATCTTTGTCTTCGGCTTTACGCACTCCACGTCCTATTGACTGGATAACTCTAACAAACGACTTCCCAGGTTCAAGAAGTATAAGGTTAAATATACGTGGAATATTAATACCAACGGCAGCCACACCGTAGGTTGCGACAGTGATGCTATTAGTTGCTTCATTAATTTCATCATATGCGTCCTTTCTGTCAGTGACTTTCATAGCCCCTTTAACAAAAGTAACACCTGGTATATTTTCTGCAATTATCTCTCCTGCTTTAATTCTATCTACTAACACAAGTGTATTACCAGATTCAGCAACTGTTGAAATAAATTTGCTAAGATACTGCATACGTTCTTTATCTGTTGTTAAGTAAGTTAGCTCACTTTGATAATTGTTATATACCGCTGTTTCTTTTAGTTGAACTACGTTAACGTGACAGTTACTTAGAACTCCCATGTCTTGTAATTCGCTTGCACTTAGTTTGTTTGTAACTTCACCTAAACATGCCTGCAAACTTGCTTTGGCATGATCTTCTTTTGGTATAGTTCCTGTTAATCCCCAACGTAATGGAATGTGTGCAAATTCCTTAGTAAGCATATCTTTTAAGACGTCTGCTTTTGCTTGGTGAACCTCGTCTACAATAACACAAACAGCTCCATCTGTAAACTCTCTTAAACTCATATCGTCTAGACCATCTCTGAATCTTTTCCTGATACTATTTAAACTCTGCCATGTGCATATTGTATGGGTGCGTCCTATGTCTTTTTTGTCGCCGAAGTAAACTCCGACGTCAAGTCCTAAATTCTCATAATCATCAAATGTCTGTCTCACTAAATCTTTGTTTGGGACAATAACAATTGACCTTCCATACTTTTCCACTCGTTCAGATAGAGCTGCTGTGATCAGTGTCTTACCAGCACCAGTGGCAATTTCTTGCAAGCATTGTGGCGTAGTAAGATATTTATTTACGATAGTAATTTGATAATCTCTAAGCACAACTGGCTGTCCTGCAATAGGATGCTTTTCTGGCCAAGTCTTGTGTGCAAATGTAGATTCGTCTACTGCTGAAAAATCAAATGCTTCGTTAGTTTCTCGTTTATCATCTACAGTAATAGAATAACCATTATCCATAATAATAGGTAAAACCCTATCAAGTAAATTAACATATGTTACACCGCCCACACTAAAGAAGCTTACACATCCATCCCATCTACCTAACTTGTATGCTGGCACATGAAATGCATACGGCATAAAGAACTTTAGTTCTTTCTCGCATTTTTTACGGGTGGTCAAATCGAGTCCTTCGACTTTACAATTTACTTCGTCTTTGATTACTATATTACAATTCATACTACTACTATACAACACTTAGAGCATTTTGTCAATTGCTTTTGCTCCAAAATTCAATCAACTTACTATTTGTTTTATTATCAAAACATATTTGTTCTTTAAAATAATCAGATAATTCGCATTGTAACTGAACCCATGCGTCAATGTTATGTAACTTTAATAGTTCATAAGGATCAATTGTAATATAATTTATATCTTCTATAGGTAACTGGTCTTGGCCAAAAGTTCCTCCAGATAATTTTTTATAATATAATCTACGATGCCACTCAATACCCGCAGATGATCCAATACGAGAAAAAATAGTCATATGTTTATTCCATGGCTCTATTCTGTATTTAAAATAATTAGGGTCATTGGCGGTTAGGGTATGATCTCGTTGTATATTAATTAAATTAGTGGAAAAATTAATTCCAGTGTCTTTGAGCGGCACAGGTTCTGTATGAAAAAACCGGACTACATTTTGAAGGTCCCATTTATTGTTATCATTGATGCTAGTTTGAACTGGTGCAAATGCTGGATTTTGTCCTATCAACCATGATAAAAATTCTCCGCCATGTCCAGGTGAATACAATATACTTATTGCTTTATTTAATATCATATTATTAATTTTCTAAGTAATGTTTTAGGAATAACAATGCAATCATTGTTACTGAGATTGAACTTAAAAGTGATACCCAAAAGTTCCAGTGATTTAATGTAATGACAAATATTGGAAAGAACACTAAACTAACTAAAACAAAATATATTGTTTCTTGTGCTAGTTGTTGGAATACTTTAACATCAACTCCTGCGTAATACATAAAGACGATGCTGATAATACTACCTAATGGTATGCCAAGTATTAATGCACCGAGTGTAGGATTACCACGCTGAGCTGCCGTAACAACGCCTGCAACAATTAATCCGCCTATGATTGCTTTTATTACAAATTCCATGTTAATATTTATGTCATAAAAAAAGGCTTGTCGACCAAGCCTTTTTTATTATCTTATTTTATTTTATTACAGTCGACGCATACATGTAACTTCTGCAACACGTTTCCACTTCTCGCCGCCCATTGCCTTCTTAAGGTCTGCAAGTTTGGTAACCATACGCAAACTAATTTCACGCATTATTTCTTTGTTATCTAACAAAAATGCCATAAGCTCATTTTGTTCCGCTGCACTAAACTGATATTCGTTAAGCATACCATCTGCAACAATCTGCTTACAACGTAATACTTTTTCACGCATTGTATCCATTGTAAGATCTAAGTAGTGACAACGTGACATGATAGCATCTAAGTGATCTTTAATCTTACCACGCACCTTATCAAACTTAAGGTTAGTAATAAAGATAACACTACCTTTAAATTCAAAGCTATCTGGAATACCTTCTCGACGTAGCAATGCACTGTCTGTATTCCAGTTTAGTGTTCGCTTTTTACTTGAGTCAAGTGCCGCTTTAAGCAAGTTAAGACTTGTCTCATCATACAACACTGTATCACAATCGTCTAGCACAAGAACACTATTACGATCTGCATTTTCAAACAAAACTTTATACAAACCAATTGCACTTGAGGCACCTTTGATAACTTCAAAACGCATCTTGTTGCCTGCAAGTTTATCAAACAAACTGTTCTTTTCTAAAACAGCTTCTACACCAAATGACTTACCAACGCCTGGAGGTCCGGTAACAACCATACCACGCACAACGCCATCAATTGACGCTTGTGTCATATCATCTAAGATACTAAAACGTTCACGCATACGTTCAATAATCTGATCATCGCTTTCATTTGGATTATCAACTGCATCATTTACAACTTCAATTAGTTTAGTTGCTTTCGAAGGACGCCCACGTTTTTTAGTAACTAACTTTTGCATTTAACAACTCCTATTTGTTAATTTATAATTATATATTACAGTAAGATGTCTTACTTGTCAACCTTTAATTTACGCTACTTCTTTGAAACCAAAGTTAGCAACAACTTGTTTATTACCTGCTTCGTCTTCAATAATGTCGCCTACTGAACATGAATACATTGGAGCCAAACGCTCAATGTTTTCTTCTGGACCCATGTTACCTGTATGAAATACACCATCAAGATTATCAGCAGTAATGTTTGATACATGTGTGTAATATCCACGTCTAAATGCATCACCGGCAACCATTCCTGTATCACTCTTACTAAGACCCATGTCTAACTTTAAAGACTGCTTATGAACTGCATCATGCCCTTCTGCATTGATTAAGTCAATTTCAGCGTCTGTTAAGTGTATTTGGTATAGTTTAAATTGTGCCATTTTACGTCCTTCCTTTATTGTTAATATACTTATATTATACAGCAAGATGTCTTGGTTGTCAACTAAATCAGCAAGAAAAAAACCCTTATATATCAAGGGTTTAAAACTTTTTTTGAAATTATTTTACTAAAGTTAGCTTAACTCTGTTAAAAAGAGTCTCTTTTGCGTTACTATACTTGCTTAATTCCTGTTTATTAACAGTTCCACGTATAGTTATTGTTTTGCCTTCGATAATATCAGTTAGATCTGGCTGTTCTCTCCACCAAAACTTAACAATATCTCGGTTATCAGATACGCATGTAATCATGTAAACGTCACTTGACTGTATAAACTTAACATCTATTACATCTACTTCAATGTCATAGCGAGCGCCTTTTTTACCAACATATTGGCTTATATGCTTTAGTTGAGACATTGTGTCGTTAAGTGCTTCACGCTTCTGGTCAATCTTTAAAGAATTTGGAACACTTGCAAGAATACTTACATGGAAATTATTAACATCATCAGAGGTTGCTCTTACTAGTCCACTTTCAAAGTTAGTAAGGCCACCGCCAAGTTTTTTCATCATTAATTTACCATTAATGCGTTCAATTTCTGCGGTTGCTTGATCTACGTATTTTTGATTAGGAATGTATTTTCCTTTAAAGTTTTTTACGGTTTGAATGATAACTGTTTTGTTATCTTTAATATCAGTGTAGATTTGATTTCCATCTTCGTCTACTGTATTAGTAGGTTCTTTATAACCGTATCCGCTTTTAACAAAGCCTTGTGCGTCAAATACTTCAAATGAGATGGCTAATATTTCAGCCGGTGTATAATTGCTTATATCATTTTTTACTTGTGTTGCTGACATAGTATTTCTCCTACTAATTAAACTTTATAATAATAGTATACGGTAAGAAGTCTTACTTGTCAACCTTTTTTTAGTCAAGAAAAAACCCAGTCCTAAAACTGGGTTTTTAAATAAGCAAAATAGGGAGGACTGGGGTGCACCTCCAAGTAGCACATCTAGATACCTTTTCTAACTACACTACCACCTACTCCTGCGTATCCGCAATGTGACTCCCTCCGTTTTCCGGGTAAAGCCTGGGTATAACCCCTGAGCAGTCAAGTTCGACGCCTAGGTAACGCCTCTTCCTTGCACTATAAACATTGAGCCGCTAAACTCTTTGTTGCTTATGTATTTAATATAATACATCTTGACCGAAAAGTCAACCTTTTTTTAAACTTTTTTTAAATTTTATATATGGTTTCTTTGTTACCTTTTGCAACTAAATTCCATGTTGTTTCTGTTGCTGTTCCTGTTATCTGCAAACAAGGTCTTTTAGTCCAACTACCATTCCATGTAACATGCGGCAGTGTGCTCCAATCCCATGCAAATATTGTTCCTGCTTTCCATTGTGTATACACAATGTTTCCAAATTGAAATATTTGTCCTGGTTCGTGATCTTCTAATGTAATTAAAAAACGTATCTTATCAGGATGCTGATACTTAAACTCTGGGTTGTCAATAACTCTATCCTTGCGTGGGTTTCCGGGTAAGTTATCAATGTGCCACATTAACTGATCATTTGGATACTGATCGTTAAATTTACATGTTAGTTTCTCATCTGTGTTGAAACAAAACATGTCTGTAATCTTTGTAAACTGTGGAAACTCTCCTGGAAACTTATCGTAATTAACTTTACGAAACATAGTTGTGTTTGGCTTTCCATATGGGTTGTCTGCATCTTCTACGACATGATCTTTGCTTTTAACATTAGCCGCATGCTCGTATCTTTGTTCGTTGTAGATTTGAGTTCGCACACCCTTGCTACGTGCATGTTCTATTTCTGCTTTCCAGTCGCCTGCTAATACGCCTGCGATCTTAACGTATTCGCCTTCTTTATCTTCTTTAAATTTATCAAAGTGCCATGGTGTTTTAAAAGGTGAGGGCATTTATTACTCCTGAGTTTAGTAACACATCATTGTGCTCAGTATTATTTATCAGAGTGATATATCTTCTAATCCTGCGGCACGTAGTTTAACTACATTATTAATTTGAAAGCCTTTGGCTTCAAGTGCCTTAATTATACCTATATATTTGTTTCGTATTAGACTAAAATCATTGATTAGATATTGTAAGTCTACTACGTCTTGTTCACCGTCTACATATTTTTCTGCATCACGACTACTTAATGCTTTGTTGTAATTTTCTAAAAACTTACGAAATGTTCTACTACGTAGTTTACGCATTTCTGTATTTAAATGTTCTAATATTGCTTCTACTTCTTGTAATTGATTAAATCTGTGTTCAACAATACCTGGCATTTCTCTACTGTGTTTTTCTAACACACCTTTCATACCACACTCAAACCTGGCGGCATCAATTTCACGTTCATAGAAAGAGATAGCCGAAACTATCTCTGCCATGTTCTGCGAAACTTTACGATACCAGTTACTCATTAATCTTCATCTTCCCAATATTCTTCTGCATATTCTTCGTCAGAGTCGTGGTCATCATTAACTTCAAAGTGATCTGCAAGTGCTTGGTCTAAATGTTCATCGTGATCACCTATTTCAACCGCATGTCTTGTTAGATCTACGCCGTAATCATCTAAAGTAAAGATATAGTCTTCTGCAAACTTTTCTTTATTTTTGTCTGGTATATGTGCTATTGCTTTATCGAAAATTTGTAAGAATAACTCTAAATCGTTATCACTCAGATTCATTAATAACCTCCTGGTTAGGTTGTTCGCCATCGCTATCTTTTATGTGATCTGGTTGCATATCCCATTCATTCATAACAAGATCCAAGCAATTATCTTTATTA